AAGGATATGTGTCAATTGGTGGAATAATTTCTGCTCCGCTTCAACCTTGTTTTAAGTTAAAATGTAACACCACGACAACAAGTAGTGTTGATACTAATGTTAATTATAACGGCATCGTTATAGATAATCATTCGGGATATGATGTTGATGCTCGTCATTACGTTATTCCAGTTGCTGGGAATTGGTTTATTTACTATGGTTTCCAATCACAAGGTGTTCCTTTTGTAGTGGAATTACAGCAAAATGGCACTCAGCGCGACCGTTGTCAAATAAGCAATATTAACCCTACCTTATCAGACCCTGCGGTAGGTCCTAACATATTTAATACCGTTGCCGCAAAAGGACACGTTATTATTCCTTGTTTAGTTGGTGATATTATAAGAATTAGAGTAACGAGTGGAGCTGTTCGTACCGGTTCAGTTGCAGAATTTTCGTCTTTTGGCGGATTTATGATTGGATAAATAAAATCTATACCTATAGTATATGGACTTCTCAAAATTATTGACAAAGTATTACATTAATAAATCTTGGAGTTGTGGTGATACCTACGATACTTTAGAGTGGTATGATACGACCTTGGCTAAACCTACTTTAGAAGAGCTTGAGTTAAAATATGACGACTTGCTTTTAGACGGAATGCGGGAAGAACGTAATAAACTATTACAAGAATCGGATTATCGTGCGCTCCCAGACTACCCAAATAGAAAAGCGTGGTTAAGCTATCGTCGGAAGTTAAGGGACTTGCCGAGTGTGTGGACAGAAGGAACGCCCTTCCCGAAAAAACCCGAATAAAATAATATGTACCTATATTAATGTACGTATTATTAATTTTCAATGACCAAGAATGTAAGCAATTTAATTGTATGTGGATGTATACTACAATTAAAGAATTGATAGACGATACAAAAAACGTAATCAAATATAGCGACGTGAATAAGAAGACCCGCATATACAAAACAGCGAAATCTTTCTTTAGAGTATTAAAAGTCAATAGCCATGATACCAAATTATACTTCAAATAAATTAAAAATAATGTCGTATAGTATATGCCGTCAAAATACTTGTTTTTAGAAAATGCTCAACGCAATTTAAGCGTGTGGGATAACCTGCCAACCTTGTCGCAATCTTCCCGCGAATGCTATATAAGCGTATCTTCCGTTAAATTACTCTTTGGCGATATTCCTCTCTTTTATGCAGTGAGACTTAAAATCGATTTACCAGTAATGAACTACGCTTCATCTTCCAATAGTATCCCAGTGATTGCGATGTTGTCGCAAGGTACGAATAACATTACTTCGTCAGGAACAACAGAAAATGTAGTATTTGAACTTATTCACGCCGACCAAATACAGTTATTTAGTAATGATAATCTTAAACGAGCAAAATTTGTATTAGAAAACGAAGATGGTGAAGAGATTGTATTAGAGGATGACGATAGATTAGATATTATGCTAAAAATTGATTACGTGGACCAACTAGCAGTAACCAATCAATATATTAGCGAAGTTCCCAAGCATCTATAAGAAACGATTCATACACATAAATCAATTTTTATAAAGTTTTTTTTAACCAGTGAATGACTATTAACTAAACGTATGATATGTGATGCTTAGACACGTTGAAATTAGTGTATATCAACCCATCTTTTATTTTATTTACTTTACAATACATATTTTTTGTATTGACATATTCGGCGTCAAAGACGTAGCACTTCCAAAGGATTGCCTCTTTATGAAAAGCCTTCTTTGTTAATTTATGGTTTAATTTATTCTCAAAAAGATAATGAAGATTTGTATATTGAATGTAAATTTCTAACTCATCGCCGAAGTATTGTTTAATCAAAGTCCATCGAAAATTACCAGTTTCAAATGTTTTTTCTTGTTTGTCTCTTGACTTCAAATCAATCTCGTCTAAATATTTAGAGGATTGTATCATATTAAAAAATGTTTCTCTTTTAGCCATACTATATTATGTAGGTTGTCTTTAAGTTGTCTTACTTATATATTTGCGGACTTGATCGTAAGAAGTGTGTGTAGGTTTTTTATTATTATTATTATTATTATTATTATTATTATTTTTTTTACAGGGAAGGAATATAGAATATATTCTAAAGAAAGAAAGGAAAGAAAGGGAAGAAAAAGGGGGTAACAAAGGTAACAAATCCTGCCCCGAATATGATAAAGTGTCTACATGAGGAGGTCTAGTAAATAGTTTGTCAAATCAAGGGCAGGATTTGTTACCTTTGTTACCTTTCAACATTGACCACCCAAATCTTCATCGTCAAACTCATCGCCTTTCATTTTAAGACCATGTATCCTCTCACTATTTACAACTTTCCCATTAATTTTTGCTTGACCTGTACGGAACCGTTTCTTCAAGACGATATGGTTGCTAATCAAATCGCTGAACGCTTTCTTGTTGAGGTTCCTCTTCTCCAATTTAGTAAGGTTAGAATATAGATCACTTGCCTTGTATAAGTCAAACACATCTTTCAACTTCACATACTCGGTATCGTCTGTCGTTTCATAATTTTCCATCATCCATCCATACATCTCATCGCTACCCAAAACATATTGCTTGGATAGGTTTCTAATACGCTCAGGTACGTAAAGTGTCTTTTCAGCATTTTCCAAAATATATTGAAAGAATGCACACGAATGTTCTTCTTGCCAAGATTCTGTCTTATAATCTAAATTGCCTTTATAGATGCCGTTACTTTCATCTACATCATCAGGATTTGACACGAAAGTGCTTTCAAAAGGAATGTCTACGATACGCTCCAAGACACTTGTATCCATCCGTCCACTCAATAATAGTTTTTTGTTTAATTCCATTATCAAGACCATATTTAATTGTGTTTTAGTATTGCCGTTGTATAATCCACGAGCAGAAATTTCTGCACAACCAGTCAATTCTTTCACAAAACCAGTTTGAATTTTACAACCATCTTCAGGTTCGCTACTGACTACCATTCTCTTTTTATGAAGGTTGGCGAGTTCAGGATTAGCACCAGTTTTCTTTACTTCTTTGGTTAAAACCTCAATAGATAGTTTGTAACCATAATCTCCTAACATTTTGAAAGCAAGTTCGTTCAATAGCCCTTTACCATTTCTTCCTTGACCATTCGCAATAAATAATTTTTCAGGGTGTTCTCCTGAAAGACACAATCTTAACACACTCAAATAACACTTACCTACTTCAGGGTCAGGAAAGATACTATGAAATACTTTTGCTACTACCTCCAATTGATCATCAGTAGGGTTAACATAATCACGACCAGTATTTTGTGTGATATAATCTTCTTTTTTGATGTCATAGGGCAGTCCTGTCTTCAAGTCAAATGCTTTATTCTTGAACGCAAATATATATGGTTTGTTATCAAATATATCTTCTGTATCACAATGTTCGCTATACATTTTATCCATTACAAAACTACAAACATTACTTAGTTTATTTTTCTTACATACTTCTTTCAGGTGATTAAGTGTAATCGCATATTGTTTCATATCGTCTTTTAAATTACCCAATTGTTTCTCAAAATGTTCTCTGATAGTATCACCAATCATTGTTCGCAAAATATGCGGTTCTTTCTTATCTATAATTCTCCACTGATTACGATAGTATAGGTACATAGTGTTGTTAGATACGATACAACAATCCCCAGCTAGTTCCCAAAATAATTCAGAAAAATCTCTATCCGTTGGTTCTGTTGAAAATGGTTTAGCGGTCATCTTATAATATAGGTCATTGTTCGATAATTTCGCATAATGCCGTAATGTGCCTTCACTTGCCGTGATATTTTCAATAGAGTAACTATTCCACAAAGCAATAAAACCATCATCCGTAAATCGTTCGCTTTTCATAGACGTTTGTCTTGCTTGTTCTTCCGTGAAACCGCATTTTTTCATAGCACATATAATTTTTATCCAAGCATCCCTATCATCCAAATAGGAAATAGCAATGATGTTAACAATCGATTGAATAAGACTTACATCTGCGGTAGTAGTGTTGGTGGGAGTGTTGGTAGTTGTTTTTTTTTCTTGTAACTTGTCCATCTGAAAACATTTCTTAAAACTTTCTGGGTCAAAATAAGAAGGGTCATCGTGTTCGCCCTTGAACCATTCTTTACCAACTCGTTCAAATACTTTTTCTCCTAAGTAGTCGATCACTGTTAAATCGGAACAATTGACGATATTTTTTTTCATTCTTTCATTTTTGTTTTGTGGAAACTCCATCCAAATATGGAACCCTTTTGTATTGCCTTTTGTATAAAAACTCTTTTCCATTTTGGTGGATTCATAGAATTGTTCTAATGTATAATTTGGGTCGTCAATATCGACTACTGCATAATTTGTATCTTTTAAATAATAGCAACAACTGATGTATTGGTCTTTGGACATTTCATATTCACATTGTTCATATGTCCAATTTTTACCAATGCCTTTAATCTTATCCTTGTCTTTACCTTTAATCTTAGGTAGCAAAATGTATTCGTGTGGGATGTTTTTCAAGAATTGAGGCGGTTGATTGTCTTCGTTGTTCATTATATATATGTGTAAGATTTGTTTATATCAATTTTTTAATATATTTAATATCTCAAAAGTATTTGAAAAGTATTTCAAAAAGTTATTATTACAACAAAAAAAGATTCTCATAAAAATAGCGAAGGATCTATTTTATACAATTCCTTGATTGCTTGTTTGTAATAATAACTTTTAAGAGTGTATTTTCTTGCTCGTTCTAAATTCAGTTCTTTGTTGTTTTCACGCCATTTCTTGACATATTCATAATTGTTTCTGTGGGTCATATGTATATATATATGTAATATTTAAATCAATTTTTATATGTTTTCATTTGCTTCAACATAAACTCTACGGCGTTCTCGTATGCGTTATGGTGTGATTTATTAAAGGACTCTTGTCTAAACAAGGCATAGGACGTATTTTGTGGTAATTTGCTAAAACACTGGACGGTGTAATAATATTCTATTAATCCATTTCTCTTTTTCATCTCACGGTCAGCAAAATTAATTTTATATAATCTCATTAAATATTAACCATATTTTTTCTCTAATTTCTTTTTTAGGTTATGTCATAACTAGTGGCGACGGTGTTCATATTCGTGCCACGGTTTCTACTCGATTTCGCAATCGATTTCAGGTTGTTGTTTTGAGTTATCAACATCTTAAACATGGTAGATTGATTAATCCCGTGTGTTACGGCTTTCACTTGTCTGTCAAGATTCCCGTTATCAATCAATAGGCTATCTAATTCTTGCACGGCGTTAAAAAACTTTTTAGCAACGATTACATCTCGCTTACCACCATATTTGTCTTTTGTTTTATAGTCGTTACGAATGTACACCACATCTTTGTCTCTAATAAAAATAAAATTTTCTTTTTGATTTATATCATCTTCGTCTTTCACAACACGAAGAACCAAGTCCTTATTACGAGTATTGTAATTCAAAAGTAGATACAAGATAACGAAGCTTTTATAGTCTTTATTTCTATAATAAGTGTTTAGCATTTGCTTAAAGTCAACGGACGGCAATGTTTCTCTTAGAACGTCATTTTTTTTTTGTTGTAGTAAAGACGCCTCAGAGTTCGTTTT